GTGGCCGCCTCGACGCAGTGGCTGGCGGTCTGCATCGATGCGGTGCCCACCACGGCCGGCCGCAACGAGGCCGACGACTGGAACCTGGCCGGCTACGACGTGCGCGCCAGGCGCGTGCGGGCCGAGCTCGACTGGCGCGCCGTCGCCCGGCCGCCTGTCATCGGCAGGCCATCGCTTCCCGTGCGCGCGCCGGCTGTGGCCGTGCCGCCGATCCTGCTCAGGGCCGCAGCGCATGACCCGCGCGGCCTCATCCTCGTGCGCAGCCACGGCACCGTGCCGCGGCAGCATCTCGTTTCCACCACCCGGCGCCCAGGGCTGATCCGCTCGACCGGCGCCTCTCTCATGCGGAGTTGACCCATGTTCATCCGGAGGTTTCATCATGTCCCCATGGCGCCCGAAGGCGATGACGGTGCGGCCGGCGGTGCGGCCGATCCGGCTGGCGCTGCTGCAGGCGCTGCTGGCGGCGGTTCTGCCCTTGCTGCCGGCGCGGGCGGAGAAGGCGGCGCGCCTGCCGGCGGCGCCCCTGCTGCTCCTGCGCCATCGGTCCCCGAGAAGTTCCTCGTCAAGGGCCAGGACGGGTCGGTCGATCACGCCGCGACGGCGCTGAAGGTCTCGGAGGCCTATGGCCACCTGGAGAAGCGCTTCGGCTCCGGTGATGCGCCGCCGGCCGACGTGGGCGGCTACAAGGTCAACGTGCCCGACGCGCTGAAGGACCGCATCAAGGCCGACGAGCTGGCCGGCAATGCAGGTTTCAAGGACTTCCTGGCCAAGGCCCACGGCGCGGGGCTGAATCAGCGGCAGCTCGATGTCGTCGTCGGCGACTTCCTGGAACGCAGCCTGGCCATGCGCGAGGCCGGGCCGGTGCTCAACGAGGCCGACTGCGTGGCCGAGCTGCGGCAGCAGGACGGCTGGAAGTCGGATGCCGAGTACAAGGCCCAGATCTCGACCGCGTTCAACGCCGGCAAGGCGATCTTCGGGAATGACTTCGACGGCATCGTCAAGGACTACGGCAACGATGCGCGCCTGATCCGCGGCCTGGCCTCGATCGGCAAGGAGATGGCTGAGGACCGGCCCGCCTCGCCCGAAGCGCAGGCGCAGCTGCAGGACAACCTCGACCAGCTCATGAACTCGCGGGCCTACCTCAACGCCAACGACCCGCAGCATGCGGCGGTGATGGCGAAGGTGACGGCGCTCACCGCGAAGATGACCGGATCGCGCAACGTGACGGGCGGGCGCTCGCACAGCTTCCACACCTGATGCACCGCGGGTGCACCGCGGGTGCTGGCTGGAATCCGCCAGCCAGCCTCGCGGACCATGGCGGCAACCGGCCCGCCGTGGCAAGCGGACAACCGGCAATGCCCGTCATGCGCGCGCGGTAGCCGGCACCCCATGACGTAGCGCGGGCCCTGGAAAGGACAACCCGGAGGCGAACCCCCGTTCAACTTCGGAGCGTGTCATGAGCTTCCAGATCCCCGAGAACATGGTGATGCAGTTCTCGAACAACTTCCGGGTCCTGTATCAGCAGAAGCAGGCCCGGCTGCGTCCGTGGTGCCAGATCGAGTCGGGCATCGTCGGCCAGTCCAAGAGCGTCGAGCGCATGGGCAAGGCCGAGGCCTACGACATCACGTCCCGCCACGCCGACACCAAGTTCGTCGAAGTGCCGCACAGCCGGCGCTGGATCGACCTTGCCGACAAGGGCTGGGCCGAGCTGATCGACAAGCTCGACAAGGTGCGCCTGCTGGCAGACCCGACCAACGGGTATTCGATGCTGGCCATGGCCGCACTGAACCGCCAGATCGACGACGCGATCCTGACCGCGGCGCGCGGCAACGCCCGCACGAACGCGGGCCTGTCGGTGCTGCCGGCAGCGCAGAAGATCGCCGTCGGCGGTGCGAACCTGACGCTCGCCAAGCTGCTGACGACGAAGGAAATCCTCGACTCGAACGAGGTGGACGACGACGCCAGCATGGCGATGGACGGCCAGTCCGGCAACGAGCAGACCGCCCGCGTCATCGTGGTCAACGCCAAGATGCTGACCAACCTGTACGGCACGACCGAAATCAAGTCGGTCGACTACAACAGCGTCAAGGCGCTGGCGCAGGGCCAGATCGACACCTTCCTCGGCTTCAAGTTCGTGCGCAGCGAGCGTGTCGCCAAGGACGCGACCGCCACCACCGGCTACGCCGTGGCCTGGTCGCGCTCGTGCATCGCGCTGGGCATCGGGCAGGAGATTTCGACCTCGGTCGATCGCCGGCCCGACAAGAACAACGCCTGGCAGGTCTTCGCCGACATGAGCATCGGCGCGACCCGTCTCGAAGACGAAGGCGTCGTCGAGATCGCCTGCGCCTGATCAACCGGAGAACCAGACATGGCGAATTTCTTCAGCACCGAGCAGACCGTCATCAACGGTCCGCAGTCCGGTCTCAACCCGGCGACGCGCGTCAAGGCCAACAAGATGGGCGGTCGCATCCGCCTGTTCGAGGCGACCTACACCGTTCCGGCCAGCCCGCCCGTCGTGGCCGACAAGATCATCTGGGGCAAGCTGCCGGTGCGTGCACGCATCATCGGCCACCTGTGCTCGATGGCCTGGTCGGCCGGCGCCGCGGCGCAGACGCTCAACCTGGGCGACAACGTGTCGGCGGCCCGCCACCTGGCGGCGACCTCGGTCACGGCGGCAGGCTCAGCCGTGCCGAACGTGCAGTCCGCGGCCGGCGCCTCGTTCGAGACATCGGACGACACCAACAGCGTCGCGAACAGCTTCGCGTCCACGACCGACGACTGCACGCTGATCAGCACCGTCGCGGGCGCCACGCTGACCGCCGGCCAGGTGATCACGCTGCGCATGGCCTACGTGTGCGACTGATGCACTGCGCGCCCTCCCCGGGCGTGCGCAGCTTGCTCGGGGGCCTTCGTGCCCCCGTTTTGCTTTTCAGGTGGGGTGATCGAGCATGGCGACCGATGTGAGCATCTGCAGCAACGCGAGCATGCTGCTGGGTGGGCAGCCCATCAACGACCTGAACGAGGCGACCGACCGCGCGCGGATCGCGTCCAACCTCTACCCCTCGGTCCGGAACTACGTGTTGCGCCGGCACCTGTGGAACTGCTGCGTCAAGCGCACCGTGCTCGCGCCGGATGCAGAGACACCGGCCTTCGACTGGGCCTTCCAGTTCACGCTGCCGGCCGACTTCGTGCGCTGCATCTCGGTCGGCGAGTCGGGCTTCGAGCCGGACTTCAAGATCGAGAGCGGCAAGATCCTCTGCGACGAGAACCCGCTGATGCTGCGCTACGTCTGGCGCAACGACAACCCGGCGACGTGGGACGACATGCTCGTGTGGGGCATGACGATGGCGATGAAAGCAGTCATGGCCTACCCGATCACGCAGTCGGCGAGCCTTGAGCAGCTGGTCGAGGACGGCCTGAAGGACGTGCTCAAGCAGGCCCGCGCGGTGGATGGCCAGGACGACACGCCGGAGACCGTGGGCGACTCGCCGTTGCTGGCGGCGCGCATGGCCGGCGGCTTGCGGTGGTGGAGGGGCTGATGCCGCGCGTCACCATCCAGCAGACCAACTTCACCGCGGGCGAGATCAGCCCGCGCCTGGTGGGACGCACCGACATCGACCGCTACGGCAACGCCGCGGCGTCGATGCTCAACGCCTACCCGGTGATCCACGGCGGCGCCAAGCGGCGCGGCGGGACGCGCTTCAACGCCGCGGCCAAGCTGAGCGGCTCGAAGAAGGCGCGCCTCATCCCGTTCGTGTACTCGCGCGACGTGGCCTACATGCTGGAGTTCGGCGACAGCTACGTGCGCGTGTGGCCGGCGGGCGGCGGCGCGATGGTGGTCGAGCTGGCCAGCAGCTACACCGAGGCCATGCTGCCGGACATCGACTACGCCCAGGGCGCAGACACGATGTTCCTGTTCCATCCGTCTGTGCCGATCCAGCGCCTGCGCCGCTTCTCGGCCAGCAGCTTCGATCTGTCGTCGGCGCCGTTCACCGTCACGCCTTTCGACGAGGTCGGGCACACGCCGGCCGCGACTGTCACCCTGTCGGCGGCCACCGTCGGCAGCGGGCGCACGGCCACGGCCAGCGCGGCATCGTTCCTGCCGACCGACATCGGGCGAACCTTCTTCAGCGGATCTGGCCTGGCCGTGGTCACGGCGTTCACATCGACGACCGTCGTCACGATCGACATCTCGATCGCGTTCTCGTCCACGTCGCTGGCGTCCGGGGCATGGACGATCGGGCTCTCGCCGCAGGCCATCCTCAAGCCCAGCGCGAAGGACCCGGTCGCGTCGGTGATCGACCTGACCGGCGCGCAGACGCGGGCGGCCGACATCACGCTGACGGCGAAGACCGGCGCGATCACGGTCACCGCGTCGGCCGCTGTTTTCGTGGCCGGCGACGTGGGGAAGACGATCTATGCCGACAGCGGCGTGGCCGTGATCACGGTCTTCACCGATGCCCAGCACGTCAACGCCACCACCTCGGCAGACTTCAGCTTCACCAGCTACGCGACCGGCGGCTGGGGCATCACGCAGGACACCTGGCGCTCGGGCGACGTGGGCAAGTTCGTGCGCGTGAACGGCGGCCTGGCGCAGATCACCAGCTTCACGTCGGCCAGCGTGGTCAAGGCCAAGATCCTCACGGCGATGACCGGCATCGTCGCCGCGCCGCCGCTGGCGTGGTCGCTCGAAGACTCGGTGTGGTCGGCATCCCTGGGCTACCCGCGCACCGGCACGCTGCACGAGCAGCGCCTCGTCGTCGCCGGCACCACGAAGTACCCGCAGACGATCTGGGGCAGCCGCACGGGCGAGTACCTCGACTTCACGAAGGGCTCGGCCGATGACGACTCGTACAGCTTCACCATCGCCAGCGACGAGGTGAACACGATCAGCTACCTTTCGTCGATGCGCAACCTGATCGTGCACACCTACGGCGGCGAGTTCAGCCTGCAGGGCGGAATCGAGAAGCCCATCACACCGACGAACGTGCGCATCCGGCCCGAGTCTTCGCACGGCTCGAAGGGCGTTCGGCCGGTGCTCGTCGGCAAGGAGGCCGTGTTCGTGCAGCGCTCGGGGCGCAAGGTGCGCGCCATCGGCTACCACTACGACGTGGACGGCTACATCGCGCCGGACCTGACCGTCCTGGCCGAGCACATCACCGAGGGCGGCGGCGTCACGGCCATGTCCTACCAGCAGGAGCCCGACATGCTCATCTGGGCCGCGCGCGGCGACGGCGCGCTGCTGAGCTGCACGATCGACCGCGAGCAGCAGGTGACGGGCTGGGCCCGGCACTACACGGCCGGCGCCGTCGAGGCGGTGGCCACCATCCCCAACGGCGACCGCGACGAGACCTGGCTGATCGTCAAGCGCACGATCAACGGCGCGGATGTGCGCTACGTCGAGCTCATCGACGACACCTTCCAGCCGATCCTGCCAGGCGCGGCCTACACCGGCTACCCACCAGCGCCCGACGTGGCGGTGTACGGCTGCACGGTCGACGCCGGCCTGTCCTTCGATGCGGCGCTCGGGCAAACCGTGTTCAACGTGCCGCACCTGGTGGGCGCGACGGTGGACATCGTGGCCGACGGCGCCGTGCAGCCGCAACAGGTGGTGGACGTGTCTGGCAATGTCACGCTCGCGCGCGCCAGCTTCCGCACGCTGATCGGCCTGCACTTCCGCACCGAGATCGAGATGTTGACGCCCGAGGTCGGCACCGGCACCGGCACGGCACAGGGCAACAGCATGCGCACGAGCGAGATGACGCTGCGCTTCCTCGACACCATCGGCGCGACCGTCGTCGATGGCGAAGGGACCGAGCAGGTCCTGGCCTTCCGGCAGTTCGGCGCCGGCATCCTCGATCAGCCGCCCGACCTGTTCACGGGCAACGTGCGCATCGAGGTGCTGGGGTGGGACCTCGGCCGGTCTGCGATCACGATCGTTCAAGACCAGCCGCTGCCGATGCACCTGCTGGCCGTGATCCGCAAATTCCAGGTCAACGACTGAGGGAGAACGCATGTCCTGGGTGAACGTGGCCATCGTCGGCAGCAGCGCGCTGAACCAGTACACCGCCGGCAAGACCGCGGCGATGCAGGGGCAGCTCTCCAAGCAGATGGGCGACTATCAGGCCAAGGTCGAGCAGCAGACCGCGCTCGAAACCGCGGCGCTCATCCGGCGCGCGGGCCGGCGCCAGGTCGGCGAGGCGAACGCGGCATTCGCAGCGGCCGGCGTGCAGGTCGGCCAGGGCAGCGCGGCCGAGGTCGAGCGCGACATCACGCAGGGGTACGAGCACGACGCCTATCAGGCGCTGCTCGACGGCGGCCGGCGCGCCCGCGCGGCGCAGCTTCAGGGCGAGTTCGACCGCATCGACGGCCACATGCGCGAGAACGCCGGCCGCGTGGCTGCCGTCAACACGGCGCTGTCGCAGGGCTACGGCTACATGCGCGCGTCAGGCTGGCGCAGCAAGGGGCCGGGCTACGCGGGCACGCAGTCGCCCGCACCGGTCGAGATCCGCGACGTTCCGAGGGGCTGACGCATGGCAACCATCCCGATGGGCAACTACGGGCAGCAGCTTGCCCGTGCGCCCCAGCAGATCAACGTGCCGCGCGGCGGCGCCGATGCGCTGGCCGGCGCCTCGATCCAGCTCGGCAACACGGTGCAGGGCATCGCCCAGGACCAGATCGCGCAGCAGACCCTCCTCGACGACGAGCGCATGCGCGCGCAGTCCGCGGTCGCGCTGGCGCGCACGACCAACGCCATGCACGACGCTCACGATGAGGTGGTGCGCGGCGTGCTCGACGGCAGCATCGGCACGGACAAGGCAGCCGGCGAGCTGAAACAGCGCCTCACCAAGATCACCAGCGACGGGACCGAGGGCTACATGCCCGAGCAGCGCATGGTGATGGACTCGCACCTGACGCAGCAGGCCGGCGGGCTGCAGCGCAGCCTGGCCACCGCGGTGCAGAAGCGCACGCAGCAGGACATCGCCAGCAGCATCGACCAGTTCGGCGAGCAGGTGTCGCGCGAGGCCGTGCGGCAGGGGCCGGAGTGGGCAGCGCAGAAGTTCGGCGCCTTCGTCGACTTCGCCGGGCCGTCGGCCGGGCTCAACGAGGCGCAGGTGGCCAAGCTGAAGCAGGGCTTCGTCGAGAAGGCACACGCCACCTTCTACCAGCTCGCCGGCACAGCAGCGCTCACCAACGGCGACGCGGAGAGCCTGGGCGGCCTGGTCGAGAAGCTCAAGGGGCCGGACGGCGAGCCGCTCGACCCGCAGCGGCGCGCCACGCTCATGCACGAGCTGTTCGGCTGGCAACAGCACATCCTGGCGCAGCGCGCGCGGCAAAAGAACGCCGACGACGACGAGGCCCGGCGGCGCTACAACGAGGCGGTCGAGGTCTTCAACCAGGCGACGGACATCTCGATGGCGGGCGGCTACCTGTCGCCGGACTTCATCACTCAGATGATGGTGAAAGCCCAGGGCACGACGATGGAGAAGCCGATGTTCGACCTGGTGGCCAGCCAGAAGACCGTCGCCGGCTTCGCGTCCCTGCCTGCCGACGTGCGCGCCGCGACGCTGGAGCGCGCGCGGGCAGAGCGCGCGACACCAGGCGTCGGCACCGATCCGCTGAACGAGAAGATCGTCTCGGCGATGTCCACGATCGACGAGAAGCTGCGCACCGCCGCGAAGGACAACCCGTGGGAGGCGGCGCAGAAGGCCGGCGTCATCCGCGACGCGATGGTCTTCAACGCGGCCGACCCGTCGAGCGCGATCAACGTCGTCCAGCAGCGCATGCAGATGATCGGCATGGTCGAGCGCTGGACCGGCGCCAAGGTCTCGCCGTTGCAGCCGGCCGAGGTCGAGCAGGTCGGCAAGATGGTGCGCAGTCTGCCGGTCGAGCAGGCGGCCTCACTGCTGGGTCAGTTCGGGCAGAGCCTGGGCGACGCCGATCGGGTGGCCGCGCTGGGCAAGCAGATGCACGACAAGGACGGCGCGCTCGGCATGGCGATGATGTACGCCAACGCGGGCACGACCGAGGGACGGCTGACGGCCGAGCTGGTGCTGCGCGGTGACCAGGCGGTGCGCGACAAGACCGTGAACATCGACAAGGCGGCCGAGACCGGATGGCGCGGCACGATCGCCAAGCAGATCCGCGGCGCCTACTCGAATCGCGAGGTCGAAGACAAGGTGATCGACGCGGCATTCCTCGTGGCCGCGGCCAACTACGCCAAGGACGGAAACGCCGACATCGACCGGGCCGTGCGGCTTTCGACCGGTGGCATCTACGAGCAGAAGAGCGGCGCCAAGGTGCCGATCCCCTACGGCATGACCGCGGACCAGTTCGAGGCCAAGGTGAAGGGCCTGGCGCAGACCGACCAGGTCGCGCAGCAGGCGCCGGACGGCTTCGTGCTGATGGGTGGGGTGCGCATGCGCAACAGCGAGTTCATGGCCTCGCTGTCGAACGCCACGCTCGTGCACGCCGGGCAGGGTCTGTACAGCGTGCGGGCCGGCACATCGACGGTGACGAACACCGAGGGCAAGCGCATCGTGCTGAGGATCGCACCATGACGGGGGCTGCATGATCGACGCGATGTTCCAGGCCGGCACCGATGCCGCGCTCGACGACCAGCTTCGCCGGGCCCGGCCGGTTCCCACGGCAGAGCCCGCCGGCTTCAGCTTCGCGCAGTTGGCGAAGGCGCCGTTCCAGGGCATCGGCTCGGGCGTGTCGAAGTCGATCGCCTTCGGCGCCGAGGTGCTGGGCGCGTTCGGCGACGTGGCCGGCACGCTGCCGGGCGTGGCCGACACGCCGGAGCAGCGCCGGCAGCAGGAGGAAGCGCGGCAGAAGCTGCTCAAGGAGGGGCCGAGCTTCAGCAACGAGGCGGGCGACACCTTTCGGCGCCGGTCGGCCGAGATCATGCCGGACCCCGCGACGACGCACGTCAGCGCGCAGGTGCTGGCCGGCATGTCGGAGTTCATGACCCAGGCGGCGGGCTACACGGTGGCCGGCGGCCCTGTCGTGGGGCCGACGCTGCTGGCCGGCGACGTGGGCCTGGCCGAGGCCGACAAGCTCAAGCAGCAGGGCGTAGACCTCAAGACTCGGGCGCAGGCCGGCGCGGTGGCCGGCGTGGTGGCCGGCGCCTCGACCGTCATCCCGCTGCACGGCGCCAGCGCGCTGTCGCGCTTCGCCAAGGGCGCCGCGGTGGGCGAGGCCGGCATCGTCGGGCAGACGACGGCCGAACGGCTGATCCTGCAGCACGGCGGGTACGACAAGATCGCCGACACCTACGACCCGCTCGACCCGGTGGCGCTGGGCGTGGGGATGATTCCTGGCGTGCTCGGCGCCGCGATGGGCCGGGCGCCTGCCAGGCCGATCAAGTCCGTGCGCACGCAGGCCGAGCTGCGCGACGCCACGGCGCTGACGCCGGCCGAGCAGGCGCGCTCGGCGGCCTACGAAGCGAGCGACGCCAACCTGGCCGAGCTGCGCGCCGCGGTCGCGGCCGAGAAGAACCCGGCCAACCGTGCGACGCTGCAGGCCGAACTCGACCGGCAGACCGCGGCGGCGGCCGAGATGCGCACCCGCGCCGCGGTGGAGCAGCAGCCCGACCTGATCCGCTCGGCCCGGGTGCTGCAGACGGCCGACGCGCTCGAAGCCTCGCGCCTCACGCCCGACACCGACCTGGCCGGGCGCGACGCGCATGTGCGGGCGGTGGAGATGGCCGGCGACCAGATCGCGGCGGGCGAGGCGGTGCGGGTGGCGGAGATCGTCGACGAGCACATCATCACCGCGGCACAGCGCGAGCAGAACTTCCGCGCGTGGTTCGGCGATTCGAAGGTGGTGGATGAGCAGGGCCGGCCGCGGGTGATGTACCACGGGACGGCCGAAAACTTTGATGCTTTTGGCGCTGACGAATCAGTAAACAACATGCGCGGCATGTTGAAGTGGATGAAAGACGATAAGGGGAATTGGGTAGAACGACCGCAGTCAGAAATGCTCGACGGTAGATTTTTCTTTACTGACCATCCACGGCTAGCTGCTGACTATGCAGAGGGACAAAACCTGCACGGAGAAAACGCCGCAGTTATGCCAGTCTACCTGTCATTGAAAAACCCGCTGATCGTTGATGCAAATGGGCTTAGAGGGAAGGAAAAGTTTGACTTTGTAGAGAAGTCAATCGGTGATGCGATAGATGGGAAACATGATGGGTTGGTAATGCGCAACGTGGTGGATGCCCTTGCGAATGATCCAGATATGTTTATAGAACCCACAACTGTCGCGGTTGCATTCAGGCGCAGTCAGATCAAATCCGCCATCGGCAACAGCGGCCGATTCGACCCCAACAGCGGCAGCCTGACCGACCCCATCGTCAACCTCGCAGACGCGCTCGCGCAGATGAAGAGCGCCGGCCAGCGTGAAGCGAAGCCAGCCGCCGCGGCGCCTGTGGACTCGCGCGCCAGGCCAGCCATCGACGCGGCCCAGCGTGCCCAGGCGGAGCGCGGCGGCAAGCCCCTGCAGCAGTTCCTCGCCGACAGCCCGCAGCGCCCCGAGGTGCAGAACCTACTCGTCGGCATGGAGCGCGCGAAGGACGACGCAGCGCGGGCGCGCATGCTCGACGAGTTCGACCGCGCCGCGCGCTCCGACACGAACACGCCGCTGCACGACCTGGCGGCCGACGTGGTGGACCGCATGGGCGAGAAGCAGCCGGCCGAGGCCACCGCGCTCGACCGCGCTGCGGCAGACGTGGCGGCGCTGAATCCGGATCTGATGGTCGAGGTCGAAGGCCGCGAGCCGATGCGCGTGGCTGACCTGCTCAAAGCCGTGAAGCGCGAGGCGGCAGACGACGCGGCCGATGCCCGGCTGCTGGAAGTGGCCGCGCAGTGCGCGCTACGTCACTGACGAGACGATGGCGGCGATGATCACGCCCAGCAAGGCCAGGCCGGCGAAGGCGGCCCAGTGCCAGGCCCACGAGCGCGCGGCCTGCATTGCCTTGCGCCATGATCCGCTCGCGTGCCATGTGATCAGCGGCACCATCGAGAACAGCGCGGCCATGCCGAGCAACCAGAGCAGGAACTGACGAACCATGATGCACCCCAATTGCGTGCAGGCCGTCACCGAGGCGGCGCTGAAGATGGGCCGCAAGGGTATCACCGAGGGTCAGCTGCGCGACATCGACGCCCGGCTCTCGCGGACCATGCGCCAGCTCGCGCGCACCGAGAAGGACTGGCAGACCCTGAGCACCGACCAACGCATCGCGCGCGCGGCCGAGGTGGCGATGCAGGACGTGCAGGCCGAGGCGGCGCGCAAGGTGGAGAACGCCCAGCGGCAGATCGTCAAGACCGCGGCGACGGAGCAGCGCGTGAGCGAGGCCCACGGCGACACCCGCTCGGGCAGGCTCGTCGAGGACATGCAGCATGTGGACGGCTACGTGAAGGGCGTCAAGAACGAGGCCATGTCCGGGCTGGTTGACCTGATCGACGCGGTGCAGTCGCGCCAGGGCGCCGGCCCGATGCGGCGCGCGGCGATGTTCCTCTGGGACGCCGAGAATCCTGCGATGACGCACGACCTGGCGCGCGAGGTGTTCCAGGGCGCGGACGGGCACACCGGCAACAGGGTCGCGCAGCAGGGCGCGCGCGCGTGGCTGGACACGATCGAGCAGCTGCGCCAGCGATTCAACGCGGCCGGCGGCGACGTGGGGGCGCTGGATTACGGCTACCTGCCCCAGCCTCACGACGCGGCGCGCGTGCGCCAGGCCGGGCGCGATGCCTGGGTGTCGCACATGATGGACGCGGTCGATCGCTCGCGCTACGTGGACGAGGCTGGCGCGCGCCTGCCCGATGCCGAGGTGCAGCGCATCCTGGGCGACGTGTGGGACACGATCAGCACAGACGGCCTGAACAAGATGGAGCCCGGCGCGGCGCGCGGTGCTTCGGCCCGTGCCAACCGCGGCACCGAGCATCGCGAGCTGCACTTCCGCGACGCCGACGCCTACCTGGCCTACCTGCAGCAGTACGGGCGCGGCTCGATGTTCGACGCCATGGGCGGGCACATCGGCCGCATGGCGCGCGACATCGGCCTGGTCGAGAACTACGGCCCCAACCCGAACGCCCAGATGCGCCTGCAGTTCGACCTCGCGGCCAAGGCGGACGGCAAGCAGGTGCAGGACCTGCCGCGCAGCTTCGGCCTGCGCCCGCAGAGCTACTGGGACATGATCAACGGCACGGCCAGCAGCCCGGCATCGGCACGGCTTGCGCAGGTGGGCACGGACGTGCGCAACGTGCAGACCTTCGGCAAGCTGGGCAGCGCGGTCATCAGCTCGATCACGGACGTGGGAACCTACTTCGTGACGACGGGCTACAACCGCTTGCCCTACTGGGACGCCTTCGCCAACTGGGGCAAGGTGGCGGCCAGCCGGCAGACGCGCGACTTCCTGACGACGCACGGCATCATCGCGGAGGCGATGGCCGGCGACCTCAACCGGTGGACGGGAGACCGCATCGCGCAGGGCTGGTCAGGCCGGATCGCGGCATCGACGATGAAGCTGTCGTTGATGAACGCCTGGACCGACACCCTGCGCCGGGCCTTCAGCCTCACGATGATGCAGGGCCTGGCACGCATGTCGCGCACCGAGTGGGGCAAGCTGGCCGAGTGGGACCGCGTGCGCATGCAGCGTGCCGGCATCACCGAGGCGGACTGGCAGGTGATCACCCGGGCCGAGCTGACGCAGTTCGGCGGCAAGGACCACCTGACGCCCGAGGCGATCCGGGCCGGCGGCGACGAGCGGGCGAGCGAGGTCGTCGCCAAGGTGCTCGGCCTCATCACCGACGAGAGCGAATTCGCAGTGCTGAACCCGGACCTCGCGACCAAGGCCATCGCCAGCGGCGGCGCGATGCAGCGCGGCACGGTCTCGGGCGAGCTGGCGCGCTCGGTGATGCAGTTCAAGAGCTTCCCGATCGCCATGGTCAGCCGGCACTGGCGCCGCGTGCTCGACGTGCCGCAGGTGAGCGACGGCAGCGCGCCGCTGATGGCGAACCGGGTCGTCTACGCCGGGGCGATGATGGTCACGACGACGGCCCTGGGCGCCATCGCGCTGCAGGCCAAGCAGATCATCAGCGGCAAGGACCCGATCGACATGCACGGAGAGCACGCTGCCAAGTTCTGGGCCCGCGCGGTGGCGCAGGGTGGCGGCCTGTCGATCGTCGGCGACATGCTGCTGAACGATCCCGGCAACAGCACGAGCGATTTCGTGCGCGGCTTCACCGGCAGCATGGCCGGGCCAGCGGTGAGCACCTTCGCGCAGGCTGCGGGCATCGGCGTGGAGAACACCTGGAAGGCGCTGAAGGGCAAGCAGACGCACGCGGCGGCCGAGTCGATCGCGCTGGCTCGGGCGAACACGCCGCTCGTGAACCTCTGGTATGCGAAGGCCGCGATCGACCACGCCGGCATGCACGCGCTGCAGGAGAACCTGAGCCCGGGATACCTGTCGAAGATGCGCCAGCGCGCGACGCAGGACTGGGGGCAGGGCTATTGGTGGGCGCCTGGCACGGGTGGACCGGATCGGGCGCCGGACTTCGGAAAGGCGGTAGGGCAATGAGACCTGACCAACTGCAGCGGCTGCAGGACCTGAGCGAGAAGCTCGCCGACACGTTCCTGACCGAGGCCGACCCGGGCGAGTGGACGGGCGGCAGCGTGGGACCGGCTGACCTGACGCAGCAGGAGCGCGGCGACCGGTACTGGTGCAAGAAAAACGCGATGGCAACAGGCGGCGTGCTGCGCTTCACGCTCGACCTGATCAGCTCGCACGAGCGGCCCGGCGGCGGCACGCCGGCCGAGGAAGATGCCGACATGGAAGCTCGCATCAGCGAGGCCGAGAAGCGCGCTGCGGCAGCCGTGAAACGGGCCGTGGACAAGGCCAAGTCCGACGCGAAGGTGCATGGCCGCGCGAAAGGTTGACCTCCCGACGTTCTTCGCGATCTGGGCCGAGGAACGGCGCTGGGACGTGCCCGATGTGCACTGGCGCGCGGTGCACTGGCTGGAGCACCGCGGCACGCTGGCCGTGCTGCGCTGCTTCCGCGGCTTCGGCAAATCCACGCTGCTGGCGATCTACAACGCCTGGCGCTACTACCAAGACCCGGCCTATCGCATCCTGCACCAGGGCGACCAGGACAAGACCGCATTCAAGACCAGCCGCGACACGCGCGCCGTGCTGCAGCGCCACCCGCTCACGCGCGACCTGGCGCCGCTGGCTGTGCGCGGCGAGCAGTCCTTCTGGTGGACGGCCGGCAGCACCGACGAGCGCAACCCGTCGATGCAGGCCGCGGGCATCACCTCGAACATCACGTCGAGCCGCTGCGACGAGGCGCAGAACGACGACGTGGAGGTGCCCAAGAACATCACCAACCCCGAGGCGCGCGAAAAGATGCGTTACCGCCTGGGCGAGCAGACGCACTGCATGGTGCCCGGCGCGCGGCAGCTCTTCATCGGCACGCCGCACACGCATGACAGCCTCTACGACGAGATGCAGCGCATGGGCGCCGACTGCCTGACGATCCCCATGTTCGCCAGCGAGAAGCGCTTCGACGGCGTGCAGCGCGGCGTGCGCGCGGTGGGCTTCCGCGTCGAGCTGGTGTTCGGCGGCATCGGCGCGGCGACGAAGCTGCTGGTCGAGGGCTCCGACTACGCCGTGCGCGGCGACTCGATCGAGTTCCTGCGCCCGCACGACGGGACGATCGACTGCTACGCCGGCAGCGCTTGGCCGGAGCGCTTCGACGCGGCGGAGATGCTGCGGCGCCGGCAGAAGTGCAAGACCATCAACGAGTGGGACAGTCAGTACCAGCTGCACAGCCGGCCGCTGCACGAGATGCGGCTCGATCCGGCCAAGCTGCGCCCCTACTCGGTTGATCCGGTGCTGCGCACGGCCAACGGCGAAGCGGCTCTCTGGCTGGGCCAGGCGCGCATCGTGTCGGCCGCATGCCGGTGGGACCCGTCGAGCGGCAAGACCAACTCGGACGTGTCCGCGCTGGCGGTGATCCTCTCGGACGAGTTCGGCGGCCGGTACTGGCACCGCGCCGTCGCGCTGACGGGCGAGGTGGCCGAGTTCGGCCCGGACGGGAAGACCATCACGGGCGGCCAGGTACACCAGATCGTCGAGGTCGTGCGGGTGCTCGGCCTGCGCCGCGTGACGGTCGAGAACAACGGCGTCGGCACCTTCGCGCCGGCCGTGCTCAAGGCGGCGCTGAAGCAGGCCCGCATCCGCGATTGCGGCGTGTCCGAGGTGCCGAGCACGACGAACAAGAATCGCGCGATTCTGGAGGCCTTCGAGGGGCCGCTGACATCGGGCAAGCTCTGGGCGCACACCTCGGTGCTTGACGGCCCGATGTGGGAGCAGATGCGCGACTGGAATCCGGCGATCAAGGACCAGCCCGACGACTACCTCGACGCCGGGGCGAAGGCACTGGCAGAGACGCCGGAACGCATCGGGCGCGTCGTGCCGCCTGAGGAAGCGCGGGCCGGTGGGCGGCGTGGCTGGAATCCGCCCACGCAGGGGCGGGACGATTGGCGCCCATCCGCGGGCGAGCACGAAGTCGAGCTGGAGTTCTGACGCCCGGCCACCACCGAGGCGTCGATGACTGTCACTGCTCAAACCCCGATCACCAACGCCACCGGCAACGGGGTTGCCGTCGCGTTCAATACCGCCTGGTTCGCGGATCAGGCCGGCGACGTGGTCGTAAAGGTCGATGGCACGACCAAGGCGCTGACCACCGACTACACCCTCTCGGGGCTGGGAGGGGCTGGTTTCACGGTCACGTTCGTGACGGCACCGGCCAACGGCGCCGCGGTGCTGATCTACCGCGACACGGCGATCACCCGCTCGGTTGACTACCAGAACAACGGCGACTTACGCGCCGCGACGGTCAACAGCGACATGGACCGGCCGGTGCGCATCCTGCAGGAGGTGGTCAACGGCGCCAAGATCAGCCCGCGCGCGGTGCGCGCCCCGGCCGGCGAGTCGCTCAACGACCTGCCGGCGTCGGCCAGCCGCGCGAACACCTTCCTGCGCTTCGACGCCACCGGGCAGCCAGTGGCATACGGCGGCGACCCGACCGATGCGACGCAACTTGCGGCCGACCTGGCGAATACCGCCAGCGGCAAGGGCGCGTCGCTGGTGGGCTCCGACCTCTTCAACCTCAACTATGTCAATACAACCATCGGAGGCGCGGTTCAGGGGGGTATGCCTTCTATTTTCTGGGCTCTTACCGACGCGGAAATTGCCGATGTAGAGGCATTCACATATTCCAATGACCTGACGACAAAAATACAGGCATGCCTGGATAAGTGGCCTCACTGGTGGCTTCCACCGGGGGGCTACAAAATCAGCACACTGCTACTCAAGTCTAACAATATCCGATTGTTTGGTGCCGGCCAAGGCGTCACGATTCTGAAATCGACAGTCACGGCGGTCGGCGCAACAGCAATCAAGAACAGCGATCAGACCGTAACCAGGCTGTGGTGCGGACTGGAAAACTTGACGGTGCAAGCCGATTCGTTAGCAGTCGGCTATACGATCGACTGGAAGTCCATGCAGCTTGGAATGCTGCGGAATGTTTGGGTATATGGAGGGGGCTCTGGATGCTACGGGATTAGGCTTGAAGCCAACTGGGGCACAACCGAATGTACCTACAATGAGATTACTCATTGCTATATCGGAAATATCGGCAAAGGTATTTCGTGGGGAGATGGCGCCAACAGCAATACGGTCATTGCTACTCGCGTTCAGCCGCTCGCTACGGGCTATGGGTTTTTCCTGTCTGGGACTGCGGCTGCCCGTGTAAGCAACAACACGATCATAGGCGGTGGGGTAGAGTACACCGGGGCTGTGTCGCGGGGCGTGTTCGCTGGCACTGGTGTCGACGTGCTGACGCTAGTGGGGATTCGTTTCGAGCAGCTTGCAGTTGCCATCGAAACGACAGCTGCTGCAAAGAAGGTAATGCGGTTCGGCAATTACTACGACAGTAACACAGCGAATTACGCACTGGCTGGGACGGATGAGGTTGGACTTGAAGAAGATGGGTTGACGCTGCCGAACATTACTATCTCGACGGCGAACAACACGACCTTGGCGTATTTCAAGGACAACATCTCTTTCACGCCAGTCATCAAGGGGTCAACGACGGCCGGCACTGGCACGTATGTCGTGCAGACAGGCTCGGCAACCCGTATCGGCAATCGATGCTTCTTCGAGTTGCAGGTGCAAATCTCGGCGCACACCGGAACGGGCAACATGATTGTTGATGGCCTTCCGTTCACCCAGAAAAACGCGGCCAGCAATTACACCTACCACATCACAGGTGAAAACCTGACGTTCGCGGGTACGCTCAAATCAATCGGGTTTGCCAACACAACCCAAGTGGGCGTTTATTCTGAAACGTCGGGTGGCGCGCTGGCCGCTGTCGCAATGGACACGGTTTGCAGCATCTATTTGTCTGGCAGCTTCCCGATCTAATGTCATGACCAC